CAGCATTGAATTCTACAGCCGCCGGCGGTGGACTGTTGATTGAGAATTCTACAGATTATGTGAACAATCATTCCTCAGCGGGCGACGCCCAAGGTATGTGGGCAGCTAAGTACCCAGGTGACACAGGCGATTCTCTTTTAGTATCGTTCGCGGATTCTACTACGTTTGCAGATTTTGCTCTCGCAGGCACAATCACTACAACAACAAGTTCACCGACGGTAACTGGTGTTACAACTGCATTTGACACTGAGGCCCATGTAGGCGGTGTTCTTAAAGATAACGCAGGTGCTGTTATTGGTACAGTTCTCACGATTGATAGTGCAACAGTAATCACATTAACTGCGAATGCGTTAGTTGCAACAGCCGGTGGGGCAAGCAACGTAATGGATTGGGCATATAAAGATCAATTTGATTACGCACCAACTGTTTCAGATGATGTGTCATTGGCCGGTGGGTCTGGTGATGAAATGCATGTGATTGTTGTTGATAAAGGCGGCCTTTTTAGTGGTGCAGGCGGCAACACTCTTGAAAAATTCCCAGGATTATCAAAATCAAGTGCATCTAAAGACAGCTACGGTCAATCAAAATACTATGTAACTGCAATCAATGATCGTTCTGCATATGTTTGGCATCTAGATCACCCTGCAGCAAATACAAACTGGGGTGGCATAAATTCTGTAACATACGGAACTGTTCAAGTTGGCACAGAAACCTCAGTTGCATTAACCGGCGGTTCAAATGTTGCAGCGACAGTACCAGCAGATGGGGATTTAATTTCAGGGTATACTCTATTCGCAAATGATGAACTTGTAGATATAAACTTGATATTTACTGGTAACGCTTCTGCTACTGTACAGAATCATGTTATTGATAATGTTACAAGTGTTCGCAAAGATTGTTTAGCGTTTTTATCTCCACAATATGCGTCTGTTATTAATGTAACCGATGGTACTGAGGCTGCTAATATTGTAGCAGAAGTTAACACTAGAAGTTCATTTGCTGTAAAAGATAGTGGTTGGAAGTATATGTACAATCGCTACGATGACCGATATGTTTGGGTTCCTTGTAACGGCGATACAGCAGGAATATGTGCTGCAACAGATCGCGATGCGGATCCTTGGTTTTCACCTGCAGGTTACAACAGAGGCCAAATTAAAAACGCGGTTAAACTTGGTTACTCACCTAATCTAGCTGACAGAGATACACTATATAAAGCCGGTGTAAACCCAATCGTAGGGTTCCCAGGTGCTGGTATTGTGTTGTATGGTGATAAAACATTGCTTGATAAGCCTAGCGCATTTGATCGTATCAATGTTCGTAGACTTTTCATCACATTAGAAAAGGCAATTGCAACAGCAGCCAAGTTTCAGTTGTTTGAGTTCAACGATGCATTTACACGAGCACAGTTTAGAAACTTAGTTGAACCATTTTTACGAGATGTTCAAGGGCGTAGAGGTGTTGTTGATTTTAGAGTTGTGTGTGACGAAACTAATAACACAAGCCAAGTAATTGATACTAACTCTTTTGTTGCTGATATTTTCATTCAGCCATCTAGATCAATCAACTTTATCCAATTGAACTTTATTGCTACTAGAAGTGGTATATCGTTTAATGAGATTGGTGTATAGGGCTTATAAATAAAAATAAGTAATCGAGGAGATATAAATGAATATTACAGATTTTAAAGCAAGGCTCGGTGCTGGTGGGGCTCGTCCCAATCAGTTCAGAGTGTTGTTAGGGTTTCCTAGTTATGTTACTAATGTTGATACATCTTACAGTTTGTTGGTAACGGGAGCAGCACTCCCAGCATCAACTGTCAACCCAGCAATTATTCAGTATAGGGGTCGTGAGGTTAAGTTAGCAGGTGAAAGAATTTTTGATCCGTGGACAATTACTGTTGCTAATGATACACAACAGTCTTTAAGACGACCTTTTGAAGCGTGGATGGAGGGGATGAATTCCGTTGCAACAAACACCGGTATTTTGAACCCAGCATCATATCAAGCGGATATTGTTGTTCAACATTTAGATAGGAATGATGATGTGTTGGCAGGTGGTACTTACACGCTTCGCAATGCATTTCCAATTCAGATGAGTGAAATTGCATTACAGTATGCTCAAAATGATATCATTGAAGAGTTTACAGTGACATTCCAGTATCAACATTATGATAATGTTTAACCAGTAATTTGAAGAAGGATATATAGAATGAATATTTTTGGGTTTGAAATATCCCGTGAAAAGCCACCTGAGACTGAGAAGTCTTTTGTGGCTCCTTCGGATGAGGGCGGCGTAGAGTCAATCCGTGCAGGTGGGTATTACGGGACTTACTTAGACATTGATGGTGTCGCCAACACCGAAGCCGAGTTAATAAGAAAGTACCGACAGATTGCCATGATGGCCGATGTGGATACTGCTATTGAAGATGTAGTCAATGATTCAATAGCATTCTTAGATAATGAGCCAGCCTTAAAAATTGATTTAGATCAAACTAATTTAAGCAGCGCTGTTAAACGAAAAATATTTGATGAGTTTGATTATATCATGCGCTTATTGGACTTCAATAATAGGGCTCAAGATTATTTCAGACGCTGGTATATTGATGGAAGAATGTATTTCCACAAAGTAATTGATACCGCAAAACCAAAAGAGGGTATAAAAGACATAAGATATATTGACCCTCGAAAAATCACGAAAGTTAAATCAGTCCTAAAAGAACAAAATACGCAAGGCGTTTCTTTCATTAAAAGCGTAGAAGAATTTTTCATATTCAATGAAAAAGGATTGTCAAATAAGCCTGGCGCATACAAAGCAGCCGATGCGAACAGTGGATTAAAACTTACAAGAGATTCGATAGTTTATTGCCCTAGTGGAATAATGGATATGGATAAAAACATACCCGTATCTTATTTACACAAAGCCATTAGACCAGCCAATCAGTTGCGTATGATGGAAAACGCTGCTGTTATTTATCGTATAACACGAGCACCAGAGCGCAGAATTTTTTATGTTGATGTGGGCAACTTACCTAGCAACAGAGCTGAACAATACCTGAAAGATATTATGGACAGATATCGCAACAAGTTAGTGTATGATGCTAACACAGGTGAAGTTAGGGACGATAAAAAGTTTATGTCTATGTTAGAAGACTTCTGGCTTCCTCGTAGAGAAGGTAGTCAAGGTACTCAGATTGACACATTGCCTGCAGGACAAAACTTAGGACAAATAGAAGATATAGAATATTTTCAAAAGAAACTATATCAGGCATTAAATGTTCCAGTGTCTAGATTGGAACAAGCAGCAGGATTAAGTTTCGGCCGATCTGCTGAAATTAATCGAGATGAATTAAAGTTTACTAAATTTGTTAGTAAGTTAAGACGTAAATTTGCTTGTATTTTTGAGGATCTTCTTAAAACTCAGTTGATATTGAAAAATATTATTACTGAAGAAGATTGGCAAGACATCAAAGATAAAATTGAATATAGATTTGCATTAGACGCATATTATACTGAATCTAAAAATCAGGAAATAATGAGAAGCAGATTTGAGGTTCTACAAGGAGCTTCGTCATATATCGGTTCTTTGTTCAGCAAAGAGTATGTTCAGAAAGAAATACTTATGCTTACAGATGAGCAGTTAGAAGTAATTAATATGCAACTGCAAATAGAAGAACCTTTTGTTACTCAAGATCAAGAACATGAAATGGCAATGCAACAAGGGCAATCAGATGAAGTAGCTGAAGCATCGATTGACAATGATGATATTCTTTTAGAGCAGAACGAGGCTACATTAGACTTGTTAAAGAGTGCCACAAATTATTTAAACGGTGATTGATAATGCAACAGCAAAATGATCTAGGAAGAGTACTTGGATTAGCTATTGCCTTTATCGAAAAAGTCAAAGGCGAGCTTGCCCAAAAAATTGATAATGTTTCTTTACTCCCAGGACCTAAAGGTGATATTGGCCCAAAAGGTGAACAGGGAGTAGACGGAAATATTGGTGCTACAGGCCTTAGGGGTGAAGTTGGCCCACAAGGGTTGTTTGGATTTTCTGGGGAGGATGGAAAGACTGGACTTCAAGGTGAAGTCGGTCCCACTGGTGAAGTCGGCCCTCAAGGCGAAATCGGTTCTCAAGGCATCCAAGGCGAAATCGGCCCTCAAGGTGACACTGGCCCTCAAGGTATCTTAGGTGAAGTCGGTCCTCAAGGTGACACTGGCATACAGGGTGAAGTCGGACCTCAAGGTATTCAAGGTATAGTTGGCCCTCAGGGTATTCACGGTGAACTTGGACCTCAAGGTATTCAAGGTATAGTTGGCCCTGAAGGTGATACTGGTAAACAGGGATTAAAAGGCGACCGCGGGCAACAAGGTACCAAAGGTATTCGTGGGGTCAAAGGGACTAAAGGCGATACTGGTAAACAGGGAGTAATAGGTGCCACTGGTAAACAGGGTGAAATAGGACCTCAAGGTGACACTGGCCCTTCTGGTAAAGATGCTGTAGTAGAAGCATCACATATTAAACCCTATTCAGATAAATGGAATACCGATTTTCAAGCACTCTCAAATAAAATTAATAATGACATTAGAAAATATAATGTTCTTAGTACCAGTAGCGGTGGCGGTTCTGTAAATATACTACAAATGGATGATGTTGTATTTCAGAAACGGCATCAGGTAGAGGGTGATGCCATTCTCATATTTGATCAGACAAAACAAAAGTTTGTCTCCCAATCATTTTTAGATATAATAGAGAGGTTGCAGGTAGGCATGGAAGTGCAATACGACAAATTAATAGACGAAGTGGCCGAATCTGGATTTACTTATGTCGGTGAAGCAGTTCCAGGCACAGATAAGTCTGCGGATACTTGGAGAATCAAACGAATAAAGGAATTTGAAGACGGTGACTTAGAGATACTTTGGGCAAATGGTACAGCAAGTTTAGATAAAACTTGGACAGACCGCGCATCTTACACATATAGTGCTGACTAATGGCTATTACCTTCGTAGGAGCAACAAGTTCCGCCTCTGGACAGAATAATAATCCTCCTTTGCCTTCTGGATTACAAGAAGGTGACTTAGTTCTTGCTGGTGCTGGATCTGATAACACGCAAGCAAGTGTTCCTACTGGCTGGACTGGTC